AAAAAGGCATAATTTAAATAAAAATATAACCCCATCGATTATTGGATCTGTAGGGTTCATATACATAAATATAACTCAAATCATCAACCCTTATTTAATATTTCAATTATCTTTTGTTCGTGCTGTACCTTAGAATTCTTATCCATATTATCCCACTGCATTACCAATGTCTTACCATACCACTCTAGCTTTTCCTTCAACACATCTATTCTGCTCTCATAGAAATCAACCCTATCGATGTCCTCTTCTATATCTACGGCATAATCGGTGGCTAAATCAACCAATGTCTCCATATCATTCTCGTCAATGCTTCGCTTTAGTTCAGCGAAGTCATCCTTGTCGCCGTCTTTCTTATCAGGATGTATCTTCTGTGCTAACTTCTTGTATAGTTTATTGAGCTTTCTCGGTCTGATCTTCTTGGGTTTGGATTTACTCTTATGAGGTTGTGGTGCCGGTGGTTTGGTCTTTTGAGCAAAATACTCATGAAACTTTATAGCAGCACCCTCGTAGATGTCCTGTTGTAAGTCCTTCTCAGCTTTCAAATACTGATACTCGGATTTGAGTTTTTTAAGTAGAAGTATATCATTCACTTATATAAGTATTTTACTTCTTCTTCTTTTTCTTCTGTAAATATCCTGGCGTCCATGTGTTTTCATTTAGAGTGCTGATGTATTCTAATAGCCTACCACATTTCTTACAAGATACAGGTGTCATAGTTTCGGTATTAGGATACTCAAATAAATGTCTTTCAATATATTCTTCGATTAACTCCCACTCGTCTTTTCTTTTAACATTCAGAACATCATGGTCTTTCTCACTACCACAGCATTTCATGTACTTGTCATGCTTTAAAGCATTCGGATTCTCTTTTAACTTAAAATAATTTCTATCAATCGGTCTGTTGTATTTACTCATCTATCTTGTGCTCCTTTTTAGTTTTTGCCACCATCAGGTGATTAATCAAACTCTTGACAGCCTCTTTTGTTTCATCGTCCATCTTGTCAAATACATAATTTACTTTCTTTGCTTTTTCTAATAATTCTAACTTTTTATTTTTCATTGTTTTTCCTCTGAATTGAGACCACACGAACCATCTCATCCCATACGGCATCTCGTTCATCTCTACGTTTTTGAACATCAGGCCCCCAAGTGTTCATATATTTCGTTACATCCTTTGCGAATTTTTCAAGTTTTTTAACTCTTTTTTCTAGTTTCGTAACATGTTTATCTTTCATTTCTTCTCCCATACCCATATTGGTTCGGCAAACTTACCACTTCGTTTTCTTATCATCTCAGGCTTTCTGTTCTTCTCATCGGTCTCAACACCTGTACCAGCACCCAATGAATTAGGTCTTGATGCCATCTCCATTCCGATACAACCCAAGTAATCCGAATCTCTGAATGTATCTATGAACTCATTCATCGGGTCACATATCTTGAGCCAGCCTTTCTTCTTCATACCTTGACTACTGGCGTTTACATCAGCTATATTGACACATAGCTTTCCACCACTTCTCAGAGATGTCCACATATTCTCCACCGACTTCTGTAGGAAGTTTTCGTTCCATTGGTCAATATTCTTATACCTTACCCAGCTCTGTGTATCATCGTAACTATATCGCTCTACATTGAAATAAGGTGGAGATGTAAATATAATATCAAATGTATCCTTGTATTGGTCAAAGTCAAACTCCTCTGCTGGTTCACAATGAAACTTAGTCTTTTTCTCCGTTTCAAAGAAACCCAGCTGATTCGCATAATAGTCTGATTGTTGCTCATAGATGGGATGATTCTCCTTACGAGGATCTAATCCCACATATAACTCGGTGTTCATACTGGCATAGAAACCAGCCAACCTATCTCCCCAGCCCATTGAAAAGTCCAGCACATTCTTTACATCGTAGTAATCATACAGAACTTTAGCGGCATTTGGTTTGAACTGACTACAGATGTATTTTCTCAAACCCAACATGGTTCTTATCAGAGACTTATCTATTCGGTCTAACTTCAACGAATAGGCAGCACCCATCAGAGAAGTCATAAACTTTAACTCACCCCAAGTTCTCAGAGGTCCTGGTGATATCGTTCCATCTACTGACCATCGGTTCTCTTGTTGAAACCAATTACTCGATTTATTGCCAGTATTATTTCTCTTGATGTATAGTTGTGAATCACCATAGGTAATAGGCCATTCATAACCATTCTCGGCTCTGGCAAACCACTCACCCTCTTGGAGTAAATCGTGGTGCCAAGTGCCTTTTAACTTTCCAAAGTCCTTTCTACACTCGTCCTCAGAGATATCCATATAAGGTGGTGGATAAGTCATGGCAACTGTGGCAAGACTATCCCTTACATCATCTTTCTCGAATGTCTCTTTGATATAAGACCACTCGGTTTCATCGATGTTAAGATAAGGCTCTTGACCTTTGAATTTATCAAAGTATTCTAAGTACATCTATTCCTCTTCATCCTCATCTGGTAAATAAACCAATACCTCTGCTGGACACTTTGAGCAAGATAAGTTAGATACGATACCATCACCGTCTAAACCATATTCTTCATAGGTATGGTCTCCACCCCATATTAAATCACTTCCACAATGCCAACACTTCATACTATTCTCCGAATAATTCCTTAAATGCCTTGTTGGCTTTATTGGATTGTTCCACCTTCTCCTTCTTTGGTTTTGGCATGTAATCACCACGCTTCCACATATCGTATTCGATACGGGATGCCATCAAATCAGCCTGATGTAAGATATAAGCAATATTAGTCCTCAGAGTATTATCCTTGCTCCAATTCATATAATATGTTTTGTTAGCATCTTCATACAGACCATCGGTTAATCTCAAACCAATGTATTCATTCGGTGTCATCACCAATCCAAAGTGTTGTAATAAAAACAGAGCTCTATCGGTTACCGTCATGAATTCTAATCTTGGATTGTGTTTATATATCAACCCTTGATTCTTTCTATGCCACTCTGAATCATTCGGCGTATAGTTCTCTTCAGCAAGATCACCAACCTTACCCAAGTCATGATGTAGAGCAGCAAATACCAGCTCTTCATCCGTGAAATCAATACTTGCACCACTCTGTTCCCATATAGGTTTTATCTTCAATGCTGATGTGGTTACATGAATAACATGCTCCACATATCCACCGGCATGAGCATTATGAAAATGCTCCTTACCACTGGCAGGCGCAACAGCCATCCTCTCCCCAAAATACTCATACATATGAAGCAACTTCTCTAGCCTTTCGCCAGAGAAGTTTACTTCAATCAATCTAATTAAGTTATTCCAATTATGTTGGATTTGTTCAGGTGTTAATTCTTTTGTCATTTATATCCTCACATTTAAATTCGATTCCATTAGTATCTGTAAACTATCCAATGAGTCTTTTAATTCTATTCTGTGAAATGAGCCTTCTTCCATCTTCTGATATTTCATAAAATTAGACTTGTATAGTTCTTCAAAATAAGCAGCAGTTCTATTATCAGAATTTAGAATTGTACTCCAATCAAAGTGTTTTAGTTCTGTGTCCAAGTTGTCTTGTTCATATCCAAAAAAACCATCTATAGCTTTACCAGATTTATTGTCATGTAACCAAACTCCACCAGTTCCATCCACTAAATCCATACTTCTCATGTCAGATGGGTTATCGCTACCATTTACAGCAATTGGAAAACATTTTAGTCTTCTGGCTATTTTTCTATCTTGAACAATACCACCTAATTTTTTCAACATCTTTTCCCTTAAAACCTCTTCTTGTTTTCTATCCTTTGATTTAATCTTAGCAACTACATCCATAGCTTTCATCATAGGAACAAAAACATTCTCAACACGAAAACTAGCACTATTTGCTGGATAGTCGTTTGTTGAACCAAAAGCCTCATATAATGGCATGGTTTCGAGTCCAACAGGAACTTCACCTGTCAAAACAGTTTTATATTGTGTTATCATTTTAGTAATGGTGGTTTCAATACCAAGTTTATATTTCTTCTTTGCCCATATAGCGTATCCAATGAAGAAAGTGCCATGTGCTTCCCCTAAGTGATGAAATTTCTTGATATCAGGACATTTATCAACATTATGAATAGATTTGTAGCTATCTTCCAACTCCTGAATCCATCCATCAAGACTATCCCATTGATTTGAGGAATAAACCTCTTTGTAATACTTGTTATAAAAGTCAATAATTTCACTATATTTTACACCATCTGTGAGCAGACTAAAGTACATATCCTTATTCCAATATTTATAAATATCATTGTCATTATACTGGTCATACTCATGTAGTTTATTATAGAACTCTTCTAAGTCATCTATGTTTTTACAATACTTATTCATCAAAAAACTATGAATCAATGGTCGTATCTTAGCCTTTCGTCTTTTGTTCTCTTTCTTAGCACCAAAAGCTCCTAGAATTCGTTTACTTTTATCTGGTTTCTTGGTAAACTTACCACAACCTGGTTTTTCCTCAACATAACTCATGATATCTTCAAGACATAAAACATCATGATATCTTGAATCAACTTTGTTAGGAACAACATAAAAATCAAACGGCTCCCACTTGTTATCAGGATTATTAGCATTTCTCATGTCTAAAGAATGTAATTGAGACTCCCAAAGACTCACTTTCCAATTTAGTCGTGGAACATTAAAATAATATTCCTTAATTTCATCATTATAATTTACAATTTCTTCCCAAGATATGGCGATAGCCATCTTTGCTTCTGGTAAACCTTCAACCACATCCCTAACCATTCCTAAGAATCTCTTGTTCTTTTCAGCAGTTGGATATTCTTTTTCTATATCATCTAATATTTCAATCCAACGGATAGGAGTCAAAACTTTCTTTGAGTAGAACTCACCACCTTGAAAAGCCAAAGAACTAAAAGTACCACAATCACTTATATATCCTACTGGACTCTCGTCTGGAGTGTCCATTAAAACTGACATCTCTAAACATCCTTTTTTAGATATACCACAGGAATATCGTATTAAGTGATTAGCTTTTCCACCATAAACAGAAGAAATAATAAGCTCAACAGTTCTGTTAGTTTCATTATTCAGTATACCACGCTTCACCAAATCACCTGATTGACCAAATGTTATCATCCCAGCAGTAAAAGGTCTATGATTAATTTCGGTGTTCCATTCAAACCTATTGTGGTACATAAGATTAATTGTTTTTTCTAATTTATTCATATTATTATCCTTATTGATTATTTTCGATACGTTAATATACAAATTTTTTATTAGAGTTACAAGCATATTCTGCATTATTTACCAGAAACTTGCAAGTCCAAGCAATTCCTTTACCTCATGGTTAACATATGTGTCCATCACTAAATGTATCCTATCCTCATTTGAATTATTTATAACAGAGTGTGGTGCTCTCACATCCACATAATAGAAATGACCTGTCTTCAAATGATTAAATGTTTTTTCTCTGCCTTCCCATAGATAAAAAACAACATCCTCATTGGTTCTTATCGGCACATGTATTCTCACGATATTTCCATCATTGAAACCAAAGTCCTTATCTATTCTATCAGAATGTTTTCCAATAGCAGACTTTGCCTTTATCTTCATCAACCTAACTCTTTCAAAGGTGCTGGGAATCTGTGTCATTATGTCTCTGACAGCACGAAAGCTAGGATCACCTAGCAAGTGAGTATCTCGTAGCTTTACCTCTATCTTAACCTTACTACCCAACACATTCGGTTTAAGTATATCAGATGGATCTTCACCATAACCTCGTAGAGATAATGCTGTCCAAGCATCTCCCTTGCTGTATTTTGTTTTAACCCTACTGATCTTTGTATTGTCTATATAATCCAACACAGCAGAATAGTTAAGATCACATGGTTCAATGGGTAACTCTTTGATAACCCCTAGCTTGTCCATTTATTGTCCTTATATCTATACAATGGTTTTTGTTCCAACAGGTAAACCTCACCTTTTACCTGACTCTCCTTACCCCATTCAATATCACTTACCTTGATAAAATCATACTTCTTGTAAAATTCTATGGCTCTCTTATTAGCAGACCTCACGGATAAAACAATATCTCTGCATTTGTTGTAATCGATAAATCTCTCAAATATTCTCCTACCACTACCATCGCCTTGATTCTTAGCAGCAATCTGATGTAAGATACAATCTCCCTTTTGTGCTTCATAGGCACTAAGAACTCTGTTTTTCTTACTCATCATAGCGACTCTTTGTTTTCTCTTGTAGTGATTATAAGTTATCAAAACATTCTCTTCCCATATAACATTATGGAATTCTATCATTGTTTCTATCTTATCTTTTCTGATATGTGGAAATGTGTCTCCGTATTGTTTGAAAACTCCCATTATATCATCAAAGTCTTTCATTGTAGCATGGTTCATTATGGTTTCCTAAATATAAAAATTGGTTCATATTTACTGAGCGTTCCATCAACTGAAACAGCATTCTTAACATTGGATTGATCAACACCTATCATTGATGCCATTAACATCTTTAACTTACCTTTGTACTCTCCACCCAATGATTCAATTATATCAATAGAGTCTTGTTCCAATGGATGAAAGATGCTCTTACCTATCTTGATGTCGGCAATATTCCACAACAGATATCTATTACTCCTCAAACTCTCGTAAGCATTGGTAAGCGTTGGTTTCAAAAAGTTATCTCTCCAATCTGAATATCCTGGATATGCCTTGAATGATTGTTCCTCATCATCAGAGTATTGCTCTCTATCAAAATAAGGTGGTGATGTAAACACCATATCCAACTTACCTTTGTATTGTTGAAAGTCAGGATGGTCACCCACATGTTCTGAACCTATTTGAAAGTAATGATATGTGTTCTTCTTCTCTTCCCAAAATGGATTGGTTTCCAATGCCTCATTGTTAAAGAAGTCAGCAACATACTCGTATCTTGATATTCCTAAGTCATCGATAAAGTTATCTGTGTTTGGATCAGTACCAATGTAGTGTATTGATTTCTTGGAAGACATAGCACCTAATATCCTACCACCCCAACCACTTGACGGGTCATAGATATTCAAAGGTTCATCCTGTTCTATGTGGTCGGTAAACTTCTCATACAAAAGTCTAGCAGTTAATGGTGGAAAGTTAACGGCTGGTTGTGAGTTCAAACTCAATCTAAATATCTGAAATGCCTTGGGAAATAATCTTGTGGTTAACTGATAGTATCTAATCATAAAGACATTCTTCTTTAGCTTACCACCTTTGGTCATCACGGTATCGGATAAGTCTTCGAGACTTAACTTCTTCTTTAGCGTTGGACACCAAATATTAGTCAACATCTCATCAGTAATCAATCCTTGTTTATAAGCCCATCTAATCTCTTCAGCTTTAATAGTTACATATTGATCAAAGTATTTCTCTTGATGTGATTTAGCAATCCATAGTTTAAACTTACTAAACTTTAACTTATTGTCTTGATAATAACCTAACCAATCAGTAGCATCTTCACCATCCCAATAGATTCCACCACCTGATTTATTCTCCTTACGATCTAAAGATAAAGACTTACTGAAAGTATACATTGAGTCTCTACGCAGACCACGGCGCATCGCCTTGTAAAACATATCCTTGTTGACATCCTCTTTGATTCTGTCATAGATAGAGTTAAGTCCATGATCACCCATGTCACCGATACGGGTCTTCAACATGGTTGGGAAGAATTGGTTAACACCATTGGCAAACTTATTGAAGTTCTTAATTACATTTCTCTTGCCATCATCAGCCTTCTCAACGAAACCACGAATGTTATAGTCCCTTAGTTTTCTGAAACCTTTCTTAATATCCTCAATGGATTGACCAATCATAGGTGGGATACCACGCTCATCCCAATCCTCTATGATATACTGCCGTACTTCTTCAATCCAAAGATCAAGCTCTTCATCGGTCTTACAGAAGAGCTCGTGATAAGTAATGTTTACTTTGGATTCAAGAATACCACTTCTTTCATAATAGTAATTCACTTTGATTTCTTGATAGCCATCTCTCTGGCTTTTGCTACATATAACTTAGCCTGTTCCTCATTCAATGCTCTGAACTTAGTTCCATCTTCAAGTTCAAATGTTTCATAGTGGTCGAACTGACCTTTAGGTTTACTGACATTCTTAGACATTATAACTCCGTGTTTATTGTTTGTAATATACGAATAATATTTGATAAAGTCAAGCAATTATTTCCAATTATGAGCATCAACCCATATCTCGGTAGTCTTTGGTACAGCTTTATGCATCAAGTCAAGTAATACCTTGGCATATTGTTGTATTTCCCATTGTGATGTCTTTTCATTTCTTAACTCTATGAAGTTCATCACGGCTTGAAATGATGCTGTCCAATAAACCTCGGTATATTGTGACAATGGCAACATAACCCTTGCTTGCTCTTTAGCAACACCAGCACTTATCATTCTTTCATATGTCATATCAACTTGGTGCATAAATTCTTGATATGTATTGTTCATTCGCCTCTGTTGTAAATCATTTAACACACCCTCAGATGCTTGTTTATTATCCTCGGATTGTTTTCTCCAAACTTCAGGCACATAGTAATCTTCAACAGGAACATATCTACCTGAAATCTCATTCCAAGCATGATCTTTGGTTGAACTATTTGATGTTGTTTCAATTCCAACCACATGTTTATACCATTGTCTCATCACGAACTCTGGTGCTTTGATGTGAAATTGAATTTGAATATGTCTGAATGGAGAGTAGTGTTTATATTTAGCAAGATACCTTACCAACTTCTCGTCTGACTTGTCGAACTTCTCTTTTCTCTTACCGAATGAAAC